GATGCTGGCTTCGTCCCCGATGCTGGCTTCGTCCCCGATGCTGGCTTCGTCCCCGATGCTGGCTTCGTCCCCGATGCTGGCTTCGTCCCCGATGCTGGCTTTGTACCCGATGCTGGCTTTGTACCCGATGCTGGCTTTGTTCCCGATGCTGGCTTTGTTCCCGATGCTGGCTTCGTCCCCGATGCTGGCTTCGTCCCCGATGCTGGCTGAATCTGAAATGAAGATGCCTCGCTCCTTCAGAGCAACAACAGTGGCCTCTGTGCCAAATTCAAATTGTTGCCAACCTTGCCCGAAAACCCATAAGTAAATAACCTTTTTCATATTGATGTGTTTTTGTTGGTGTTGAAAAATGGTAGGGGCCGAAGCCCCTCCCAAACACACACTAAATTTCTGTTGTAAATGTTACCCTGGTTTCCTTGAGCATATCCTGCTCAACCACCCTTACTTCTCCCACTTCATTTCGGGAAGCTATCTCGAAAAGTAAGTCAGCGAATGGTTGTGAAATCTGCCTAGCTAATTCTTCCGAAGATACATCACTGATCTTCTTACTGCTTTCTGGATCATCCACATGGGTGATTTCGAGGGTGTAAATTTTGGTTGCCATAAAGGTGTGTGTTTTTCAATTACAACGGAAAGATGGTGGTAGGGTTTTAAAATGTCAACACTTTTCTTGTAAAAATTTAAAACCCCCTAAATCGGTTTGAAATAGGGGGTTCTAATAGGTTTCCTAGTACTACAATTGCTTCTTCACCATCGCCGCTTATTGGTACGGGCAAAGGTGGTCGGGTCAGCAACGGGTGGGTGGAATACACTCGAAGGGTAACCAGGTGACTCTACCGATTCATCTACGGGCACAGGGAGAACGATCTCCGACTCGACATACATCGATACGGTCATCTCCAAAACTGGCACGTGGTAGAAGTCGCCGGATACGGCAACCGAATGCTCCACCTGGTTGGTCACTGGCGTTTCAGCCAATGCGGCACTGAAGCACAATCCGAGTGCGATCAGTACCAGGGTGAGCGTTTTCATGTAACGAAGATAGGGTGGTGGATATAAAAAACCAAAGGGGGCATAATCCCCCTCTGGCCACACACCCTTATGAAACTCCCCTGCCAGAGCCCGAAGGATGGAGGGTACTAATCAAAGGATGAACAAAACTACTTTGTGGCTGCGATAATTGCAAACGCGGTGGCCAGCCCGCCCAGGAGCCAGTTCATCAGCCCGCGGCGTTTCGCTTTCTTCTTGGCCGTCTCAGCATCCTCCGTTGTCGCCTTGACCTGCATGGTCAGCGCAGCCTTCACGGTGTCACAGACGGCAAGTGCCGAGTTCTTTTCATTGTAGGCTTCGGTGATCTTCAGGATCGATGTGGAGTCAGCCTTTGCCTCTTCGCGCAGACGACTGTTATCGTTATTCAAATCGAGCACTCCTGTTGATACAGCGTCCGACAACATACTGCTGTCCATCGTTGCATCCGGAGTGAACAGCGCCTTGACCAGGGAGTCCTTCACATGCTTGCGTAGTTTTCTGATTTCCTCCTTGTTGGTTTTGTAGATGGTACGGATCACCACCTTGGCTTCCTGGGATGCTACACCTGCTTTGAAGGCCTCCTCTGCCCGGCGATTGTGATCAGCTTCTCTGGCTTCATACTTCTTCACCTGCGCCCGGAGTTCGGCGATCTGCTTGTCGTTGTAATCTCCGGGTGGCTCACAGGACCGCATTACCTGCGAGACGAAATACAGAGTGATCACCAGGGCAATGATCCCCAGGACGGTATAGGCGATCCTCTTATTCATAGTTCAGATCGATGAAGCCCATCACCGACAAGCCATCGGCTTTGTAGATGTCCGTGCGGGTGTTCTCCACAACCGAATCCGAGTCGCGGCTTCCGGCAGCATTTGAATTACCTTCCACTGACTTAAAGCCGGTCACTGTCACTTCGGTCACTATCCCGGCATGGCCCTGCCACTGAGGCTTGCCTGCCTGGTAGCGCCGCCAGATCACCAGTGCGCCAACCTGCGGGGCTGCGGTCACGGTGAAGTCATCGTTCACGAAATTCTTAAACGTCTTAACGGCGCTCGGAGAGAACAACCGCTGGATGTCTCCTGCCTTGTGAGGGTAGGCTTTCTTGCAGACGGCTTCCGCGAAGTAACTGCACCAGGCCTCGCCATCCTTCTGGCCAGCCTCATGGATCAGTTGACCCAACTCTGTCGCATCGTCAAACTTGTTTCCCGGCTGTTCCTTCTGGCCGATGAACTCTCTGGCTGTCTCTACGATTTTCATGTGGATGGGGATTTGTTGATTACTTACTCAGTTCCTTGAAGAGAATCCAGACGATCTCAATGGCCATCATGGCTCCTCCGCCGAACCACAGAAACTTCATGACGCTCTTCTCAACCTTGGAAATTCGCCGGTGGTGATCAGCTTTGGTTTCGGCATGGACAGCGATCAATCCTGGGACGTTGTTGGCCTTATCACCATACAGCCCCCTCTTGATCTGATCAACCACATCTTGCAGTTCATCGAACCTTTTGTCGATGTGTTTCATCTCATTACTTTCCATGCTTCTTGCGTCTGGTGATTAGAATTAATTCGCCTGGCTTGTACGATATGTTTACAACGAGTGAGTCCACAACTTTATTCTCCCTCAATAAACCATCCACCAAAAACTGTAACTGCTCATTGATCATCCGACTCTGTTCCTGCAACTTCTCGACCTGTTCCTTTTGCCACGGCTTCAGTTTGACCTTCACCGTATCAACGACTAACTCTGCCTGCCCATAACATCCTATGGACAAGCAGAGTAGAATGACAACGAGTTTCATTACTCGCTGACGTTGTGGACTTTCATCCCCTTCACCCGGATAGCCCAGATGATGTCGGTGCTGGTAAGCCCATCTACCTGGAAGAGAATATTCCCTTCATTGGAGGATACCGATGCGTTGGCTCCGGAAAGAGCCAACAGATCGCCAGCGGTTCCAATAACTCCGCCGAGCAACTCGGTTTCCACTGCCACGTTGTTGCTGCCAACCTTCTTGAACGATCCACGAAGAGTGACCGTCTTGGTTGCTTTGTCCGATAGTCGCTGGCAGACAGCCTCGTAGACAAAGTTGCCTGACACATCAGCATCGATGGTCTCGGCGAGAACCGTTTGGGCTCCGTTGCCTTCCGTGAGCAGTGACTCCTGAAGGTCGATGTTATTGATTTGAATCATAAAAATTGTGGGTTAATAAGTGATCACAATCATGTATCCGTTGCCACCCGTGCCGCCTGATCCGCCAAGGCCAGGGTTCATTCCGCATCCTCCGCCTCCGCCTCCGCCTCCGCCGCGTCCACCATTACCTCCGTTTGCCCCGCTGGTAGATGCTGTGACTGTGGTTCCACCGCCACCGCCTCCGTCACCACCCTTGGTAGAGTTCCCGTCTGCACCATTGGTGCCTGCTGTTGGGGCTGCACCATCAGTGCCATAAGCACCACCAAGGCCAGCCACGTAAAATCCACCGCGCCCGCCCGCACCGCCTGATACGTTTGCAGGTGTGGCGCTATGACTTCCGCCAGTACCACCGCCACCGCCTCCGTTCAATGAAGAGCCACCAACCGCTCCTGCTGTAGGTGTGCTGTTGATTCCTCCACCGCCAGCGCCACCGTTCTCAGCATTAGCCGATGTCCCGGTAGCCGCAGCGCCAGTCACTCCGTTGCCGCCTGTGCCGTTCGTGGCTGCTGTAGGAAGGCCTCCCGCGCCTCCTGTGGTTGATCCTGTTGCGCCAGCACCACCCGCTCCGCCGCCTCCGCCACCACCAGTGGCCACTGCTGAGATCGCGCCTCCTGCACCGCCACCACCACCGTATGCAACTGCTTTTGTTGTCCCAAAAGTCGTATTCGCTCCAATCCCGCCGTTACCTCCCACCGCTCCGGCAGCGCCAGGGGCACCAGCCGATCCACCTGCGCCGATGTCAACCGATTCAGTTGGTGAACAATCGTCTGCAAGAAAGAAACTGCGTAGGTATCCACCACCGCCTCCGCCGCCACCACCCTTGGCCACTACTGCTGTTGCCAGAGATGCTCCCGCACCACCGCCGCCACCACCGCCCCAGGCATGAACAATTACTATTTTTGCCGTGAAGGTTGTTGGCTTGGTCCATGTACCATCGGCTGTGAAAATCTGCACATCAACCGAGAAAGCAACGTTAGCCGTTTGACTTATTCCTCCTGATGTGTATTCTACCCAACCGATGCCGTCAACGAAAACAACGCTCTCACCAGCTTGCAGGGTGATTGATCCTGTCAATTGATACTCAGTCGCGGAAATATCCTTTTTAAATGTGATGACATTGGATGCACTGGCATGGACATTTTTTATCGTCAGCATCTTAATCACCCGATACGTGCTGGCTGATGGCGCAGCTACTATCGTTGTAGTTGTCGCTGTCGTGATTTTGCCTTCCGATGTACCTGGCGTGGCCCCGCTGGCCACTACGATGTCCACCCAATTGACCTGGTAATCAAGATCAGAAGTTGTGGTAGTCGTTACCTCAAGAATCTGGGAAGTTCCATCCAGGGTAATACCCTGCGCCCATGCGATCACGCTGATCGCCAAGGATAGAAAAAGAGCAAGTAGTTTTTTCATAATTAGTATATGGATAAGGCTTGTACTCCTAGTACCTGTTGAAAGTTCAGTCCTCCGCCACCGCCAGCAGCAAGATCAACAGTCACGCCATTGATCCTGGCGAATGCGCTCGATGTAGTAGTCCAGATGTCTCCATTCACAGGAGAACTTGGTGCGGTTCCATGTGGCAATCTCAAAGGAGCAGCACCAGCTACCGAAGCCGGTAGTAGCATCGTCCCTGATGTAGCCTCAAACGAATAGTGCGCTCCTGTAATGCTTGTTACAGCCGGATTGTGATAAAAGCCCCGGAAAGTTCCAGCGATCAGTGTAGCCGTTGGGGCGCTCATAAAACTCGTTACCGATCCGGTACCAGAGGTTTGATTCACGGTAACCTCATTCGAGTACCCCATAAAATTACCTGTATTGCTTGAGCCTGTCCCCCAAAAGTTCGTTGTGCTTCTGTAAACAATTCCATAAGTGTCCCCTCTGTTATTCTGGTGCCGAGTCTCTAAAAATATTGATGACAGCACTCCTGTTGAAGTTCCCGACTGGTTGAATGTGATATTTACTCTAATACCATGTGAGTCATTGGAGCCAGATCCAGCACCCATAACAGCATTTGAAATCCTGAGTAATGCTTGTGATCCTGTGCTCGTTGAGTTCATCTGCCCAGGGGTAAATGTGAATGCGTCCTTATTTTGGCCAGACCCACCCGCAGCCGAGAACAGCATGTTTGTTCCTGTGATGTCCACTGCATTATTACCAGTTGTCGGGGCTATGAAGTTATTTGCATTTGCCCCTACCTGAATATGCGCATCGTCCAGCACGGTGATTATCGGAGCATTTGTGTTGTCTGCTATCCTGGTTGCATTCCCACCACTGATTCCCCTGATGTCTGTCCTGGTGTTGGCTGTGATTGTACCAGCGCCAACAAGCAGCCCGGCCCCATCAAAGGTCAAATCAGCATCATCCTGAAACCCGGTTGAGTTCGCAGCATACGGCACTCTATTCCCTGTAATTGTCGCGGTGTTGAACTGCATGAATGGTTTATTAGCTGCACTCTGTCTACCAATGAAATGATTGGCAGTGGAGTTATACCAGACATCTCCATTGTCAAGGGCTCCTGGTGTACCAGCAAAACTTCCGACATTCATTCCCGGCTGAGTAGCCGTTGCTGAAAATCCAACCGTCCCAATCCCGGTGAAGTTCACATCAAATCCTGCATGAGAAATTGTGTTGGTGCCAGTTAGTATCCCCCCTGATGCTAGTGACCATTTGCCATCCAAGGCCGTCTGAAGATCAGTCTGGCTTGAGAGTGTCCCAGTGATGCCCCCCCATGCTACGCTGGCGCTTGGAGTAGTCCACGTGCCATCGGCTCGAAGGAAGTTTGTTGTGCCTCCACCCGAAGCTGGTGCCAATCCCTTCGCTCCTGAAGTGACTACATCAAGCAGCGCCGTAGCCTGGGTTCCGGTCAGAGACTCAACGTCTCCCGTGCCCGCGGTAGTCCGCCCCAGGAACCTGGCGGTTGACACCTGTGCCAGCATGGGGAGAGTTACCTTATTGGCACCAATGGCTGTGGTAATTGCCGTAGTTCCTGATCCTGATACATCCCCTGACAAAGTGATGGTTTGGTTCCCGGTGATGTACCCGGCGTTGTTCGTCCAGAGAGTAATATTCCCTGAAGCTGTCGTCAGCGTCCCCAAAGTCGTGATCGATGTCTGACCAACATAGGTACCAGCAATGTCGATAACCGGGTCTGTGCCGCCCGTTGATGTGATCCTGTTTGATGTCCCGGATACCGAATTCACTGATCCGCCGCCGCCGCCACCTGTGGCAGGTTGCCAGCTTCCCAGGCCAGTCGTTCCAACCGCTGTCCACACGTAACCATTGGTCGATGTGGTTGTGAGACGTGGAGCAAGAATTGAAACCTTGCTGTCAATGATTGATTGAAACATTGCAGCGATCCGCGTCTTGGTGTTACCGCCCGGCTGCGTCTCATCCCTGATCACATTGGATTGGGCTGTCAATGAAGCATCAGTAGCCTGCCCGAAGGCAAGCCATGATTGGACGGCAAGGATCAGAATTACAAAGAGTTTTTTCATCACAGTCGCATTTTCTCGGATTTCTCGTCAAGGATTTTCTCAGCCTTGCCCAGGTACTTGTAGATCAACCGTTGACCTGCGTACCCAAGGACGAATGCCAGCGCGAACGAATACAGTTCGAAATACTGAATCGCCGCGATGGTAGGTGCGTACACTACAATGATGTAGTGCGCCACCAGGTTGAAGGCCAGCACCAGCATGGACACCGCCAGGCTATCCCAATCCTTCCTGAAGAAGAGACTGATGATCTCGTTGCGGGCCTTGTCTGGATTCGCATCATCCATTGCTGTGATTTTCTGCATCACATGCAGGCCAATGCCGATGAGTTGCAAAACAATGATCAGTAGGTAGACCATAGCGGTTGGGGTTAGTGTAATAAAATTAAGGATTTTTCACGGATAATTTATCGTTGACCAGTAGTAGCCCTGGTTGGTTTCTTCGAGTTTAATCTGAGTATTGGCCAGATTGAGAGCCGTAGCCGGGATGAACTGAATCGATTCAGGAATCCTCACAGCCAGCGCAATCCTGCCGAAGGTCACGCTCAGTGAATCATTCTCAGTTTGCCCTATCTCGATAGACTGAATCGTGCGGTTCATTACATTCGGCGGTGCGATACCAAGCCGGATGTATCTCGGGTCCATCAATATGGAACGGCACAGACCAATCAGGCGTTGCAGTTTGAACATCGAGTCCTTGTCGCCATCATTCCCATCGGTTGATTTAGCATAGGCGTAGCAATCAATGTTGAACACATAGATGCCATCGCTATGTCCCACGTGCTCGTTATTGTAACTGACACGTGAGAACATCACGTTGACCGCCGGAACCTCTGACTTGTCGAAAGGAACAAACCGCTCAGTCCACACGTGAGACTGTGCTTCCCATCCGGCATCCGGGATGAAATTGTTGACATTCTGATTCTCGATCTCGGTCGCCAGGATTTGAGCAATGACATCCCTGACGGTCTCCCAATTCGTTTTCGGAATCGCTGTGTTAATCAGTGCTGCCATCGCCTATCTCTTTAAGTTCAAGCGTTTGATTTGCCGATTGAGTGGAGTCGCTCAGGATATTGATGAACCCACTGGTCACTGTGGAGTGACAGATGATTCCACGGTACTTCTCCTCCTGTTCCATGATGTGCGCCTTCTGTTCTTCGTTCAGATCATCAATGTAATGGCCAGTTCGATACATGATCGATGGAGAGAAGGTGGGGTTGTTCAGGTCTCCATTGAAGGCCCATACAGACTTCTCCTTGTTCTTGGATGGGTTCGCAGGGTCAGTGTAGATGATGTGGGTCTCTCCGCACCCAGGGCACTTGAACCCGAATACTCCTACGCCCCAATTGTCAGGATTGAATGGCTTTACTTTCATGGCGCTGGGACAAGAATTTTGTAATCCCCAAGAATGCAAACGATCAAGCCAACGGTTTCGTCCGGGAACCATTCACGAATGAAGTAATCCCGCACTTCTCCTGTGGAGTATCTTATCACGACCCTGTGATTCTTCAGGTTCACTTCCTTGGAAGCATTGCGCATCGGATACCCTTGGTCGGTGATGGCGTTCTCATAGAAAGAGCAGTAGGCATGGCGTGAGTTTACTACCGTGCCAGCCATCGCATCCACCTTCATGTGATGGACGCTGTGCAGGCCTTTGATTGTGATCTGGCCATTCTGGAAGGTCTCATCGAAGGTGAAGTCGAACGTGGAATTGGGGGTCATGAGGGTGATCGTGACCGCGAAATCATCCGTGTTCGTGGTGATCCCTTTGATGTCCTCTTTAATCTGATCTATGAGCCCCATAAATAAAAAAGCCCTCCGACTTAACATCCGAGGGCTTCTGTTTCTTTTTCAACATCAACCGGCGAAGGCCTCCTTCACTTTGCCCAGGACTGAACCCTCTTTTGGTTCCTGATCTTTGGGCTTCTTGCTCTCCTCCAACTCAGCCATTTTCTTCTTGGCTTCCTTCTCGGTGATCGTGGTCAGTTTCCCAACTGCTGCCAGTTCCTCGCCGTCCTGTCCGTGGAAGTCATCCTCAGAAACGATTTCTCCTTTCTGAAGCATCCCTCTCTTACACTCCACGGGGAATAGAACCAGATACCACTTCATTCTACGCTACAGCCTTCATGGTGTAGATTTGATCCACGGCCACCGGGATGGCCACACCTGCCGACTTGATGTCGAAGATGTGTGCGGTGTTCCGCTGATCTTCGTACTCCCCGACAACGTATGCTCCGCGAACCTCCGGCTTGATCCGGCCATTGAGCAGTTGCGGAACTGCTGCGAAACCGAGTTTGAAGCGAGGGACGGTGGGCACCAGGATGGCGTACTTCGGATCGATGTACGATTGCGATACCCCGCTGGCATCCTCGTAGAATTCCGGGTAGGTCCACAGTTGAACCTTGTACGAGCCGCAGGTCAGTACTCCGTGGAAGGCTGATCCTACACCCTGACGGATCGGGCCGACAACCTGGTCAAGGGCCATGTTGAACAAGTTCTGACGGGTCAGGAACTTGGTGTTGGCCAGCAGGTCTGCCAGGGCTTGTGAGCCAAGGATGAGGTTGAACATCGCATCGCCGGACTTACCTGTCTTGCGCAGGAAGTCACAGCCAGCGGCGATCTGTGCGAACGGGTCAGATGCAGCGGCCCAATATCCGCCAGCGCCCGTAAGGTCAACGATAGACGTTGCCTTGCGCTTGAAGTCGATATTGACTCCGGCAGTCAGTTGGACGATACCTGTGTGAAGTACCTGTGAACACTGAAGTTCGTATGCCCGGTCAATCTTGTCCTGCAACAGACCGATCTTGTCGCTCACCTTGTTCATCAGGTCGATGAACAGGTCGCTGTTGTCGTTGGCCTGGGAACCGATAACCCGGTCATAGAGATCGAGTTGGGTCGCATCGAAGTATTCCCTGTAATACGGAGGCAGGAATACCTTCTCCGTGCTACGGGTCCACTGGTTGCGGTTACCCTCGGTGCCGCGAACAACGTCCACAGCAACACGCTCGGTGCCACGCTCTACCTCAATGGAGAGTTCCTTAGTGGCTCCCGCCACTGTCGGGAACAAGGAGCGCAGGAAGGTTTTTACAGCGGGGCGTTCCTGATATACATCGATCAGCTTCTTGGTGAAGAGAGCCCTCGCGTCTTGGGATGCAATTTCTGCCATAGTCGGTAGATTTTACAGGTTAAGAATTTTGTTACTCGTTCGTCAGGTCTACTGGTTGTCGTATCCGGAAAGTTCCTGGCCAGCAACGATCTTGATCCCTACATCCTGGATCAGGTCATAGTACCTGCGACCAGCCGTGATGGTGTCGAAGGTATTGGCCGTCCAGAAAATGATTCCGTTGCGATTCACATCTCCGCGTACACAGATGGAGCAACGTGCTGTTGCGCCGCCCAATACGAGCAGGTCTTGCGCCAGAATCCCGATAGGAATATTGCTACCGTCCGTCTGGGAAGCATCACATGGACGCAGGATGCCTGTGGCCGTCACGCGACCCATGACCGTCCCTGCCTTGAGCGTCACCGGATTGTAGTTCGTGTTGTTCACGAACTGCTCGTTGTCATATCGATTGTCCCAAAGGAAAATCTTCGACAGATCGTAGTTCGTGGTCATCTGCTGACCTGTGTTGAGGGGTTGCGTGATTTCGCTCATGGTCGATAGCGTTTAAGGTTTTTGAAAAAAGTCTGTTACTACTTTCCTTCCTTCATTTTCTTGAGCCCGGCATCGATAGATGCCTCGAAGTTCGCCAAGGCTTTCTCTTTCTCGGTTTTCGGCTTATCCTCCTTGCTTTCGGCAGGAGGCTGATTGCCAGCATCCGGAGCATCCTTGCCAGCGGCCTTCAACTGAAGGGCGCTCGTAACCTTCAGACCGAACTCAGCCATTTCTTTGGCAGTCATCGGCTTGCCAGCCTCGATACCTTTCTTCACACCAGGCAGATCATGCTCGGCGAATACCATGAAGGATTCAACGCGATCACGCTCCTGCGTAACGCCCTCCTGAACGGCTTGTGCAAAGACTTCGGGATGAGCGGCTTTGAATTCTGCGAGTGTCATAGAATTTTTGTTTTGCGGTTTTTCTTCAACATGAGCAGCCATTCGAATTCCTTCGAAGCCGCCGTACTGACTTGCCGAGGCTTCCATGAAAGCCGCGATCTCTCTGCGCTTCTCGATTGTGATAGGAACCACCTTACTGATCACGTTGCACTTCAGAGCCTCTCTGGCTGTGAGTACCGCATCGATGCGTCCGTTCATCGAGAACAGATCATCGACCTTGATCTTGGTGATCTTCTCAAACATGGCAACGTCCACGCGGGCCAAGAAAATTTTCTTCAGCTTCGCATTGACATCATCGAGAATTTTCTTGAGTGCGTCCGTGAAGTACTCCGGATTCTTTTCAACATACTCCGGATATGCGGCGCGATGGAAAACAAAATTCGCGGTTTCGACAGCTTCAGATTCGGCTGTCACCAGAGACAAGAATGCTCCGGCTGAATATGCCCTGCCATCAATCTTGGTCCTGAGTCTGGCAGAAAGTTCCTGGCATTTGGAAAGGAGCGCCATCGCCGATTGGGGATCACCGCCCATTGTATTCACGCGGATAGTGACAGTGCCATCTTCACCCTTGGCTTCGATTGCCTCATTGAGTTTTTCAATGAGGTAGGCCACTGTGTATTCGTAGACCCCGCCGTATAGAATGACTTCCTTGTCCATTACGGCTGTGAAAATCGTATCACACAATTCGAATAGCAAAAAATCTCCATAATTCATGGATAAAAACGCATCTTTTGCCATACCTTTGAGTCATGGCTGACGAAAAGAGCGACCAGGGAAAGGAAATCCGGATACCCGGAGTACCCCCTTCACTCTACGAAGAAATCCGGAATATCAGCACTCACATGGGAGTTACGATGCCCCAATTACTCAGGCCAAAACTTCGCGAGATTGCCGACTCCTATCCGCAGAAATACAGGCAAGAACCCGACAAAAAAAATTAGGATTGCTTCGCCGGTTTACCCGGCTTTGGCTGTGGCTCCTCGGTTTTGATGCCGAGTGCTTTTGACTCCTTGAGTTCCTCAGCGAATTGCGTCATGTTAGAATCCGCCTCTCCTCCATTGAGCGCCTCGGTAGAAGCCTCCAATGTTGTCAGCGGCATATCCTTAGCAGACTCGCCGAGTTTGAGTCGTTCAGCTTTCACTTCCTTCTCAGGATCGATGTGTGGCACTGCTGTACCTGCCCACCTGCTATTGTGATATGCTTCCAGCACGTCATAGTCCTTGTTGATCCATGCCTGCAAATATCCAGGGGCATTGATCTTATTGGACAATACCTGAATGCGGAACCAGAACTCGAAAATCGGCCGCATGAACTGATCTCCGAAATCATCCCGCTCAACAAGGAGCGTGTGTTCCCAATCCTTGATTGCAGCACGGGACGCTGAATAGTTTGCGTTGTACTTACTGAAGGCCACGTCCGGTGGAATCCTTACCGCAGCACAGATCATGTCAGCGTTGATCCCAAAGAAGTCCTTGAAATAAAGCTGATACTTATTCGAGTTGATCGTCTTGATCTCCGCCCCGCGTGGATTGTTGACCGCTTGCTTGTTGGTTGAGACACGAATGGTGTTTGCCAATTCATTTCCTAATGTATCAGTCGGCAGGTCTGAGTTCTTGTCTGCATCAAAAGCCTTTACGATGTTATCATTCAGCGGGCTCTCACCAGTGCTGTATTGCTGATGCACAACCTGGTAAACGATCTTTGCCAACTCCTCTGCACTGCCTACCGTTGCTTCTTTGTAGCGTTCGAGTTTTTTGATTGTCTCGATGACAACACTGATAAGGGGTAGGCCTCGCATGTCATCAATTCTGTATTCGGAACCGTAGACCATATAAGCCTGACGCATTCCGCTGGCAGGACCAATCGCGGGTACTCTGGTAGTATCAACCGTGCCCGCTTTCCTGACGTAGTAGGCGATGTGCTCATTCCTTTTATTGAGTTCGATTCCATTTTCGATCCTGTTACCGTTTGATTCAATTGCCGACCAGTATGCGGCATTTACTGCACCAGCCTTTAACGGATTAACCACATGGGCTCCATCGATCACCTGGACATTCACGCCTGTCTCTTCATCGTACCTGATGATCACCAGAGCATCGCCACCAACCTTTGCGTTGATCATGGCCACCCTCTGCAACCTAAAGAGATTCTTCTCCTTTGAGTAGGTACTATTTCGGCTCCGGCAGAATAACCTGAACCTGGCCTCCACTGACTTGCTGAACTTCTGCGCATCAACAGAGACTCCGGAATCTCCTAAAACATCAACTGCTGGTTCACACTGAAGTCTCAGTCCACGACCAATTACCCAATGGCAAAACTTTGATAGCACGATGCTGGCCATGTCGCTCTCGATGAACATCTGCCATGACCTGACACGCAGGACACCAAAGTCAATGATGTAGTCCTTCGGTGGGCCAACCTCTCCCAGGTTTTTTTCCCCGTTGTAGATGAAAGAGAAAAGTGTGCGGTACTGTCCGCCGCCCGTGTTGTAGCCGGTGAAATCCGCCTGAACAACAGGCTTCTTCTTCCCCCAATTCCAGAACTTCAAACTATCGACCATTCCTGCCATAGCCGTAGGGTGGAAAATTTTTACTGTCCATCAACCGAACCACGCGGGTGCCATTGAGACTGGCCAGCACTCGCTGCTTGATCACCTCCATACTGTCATACGAGTTCATGATCTGCTCGGTATTCCTGTATTTGGTCTTGATGATAGTTTGCCCATCGTTGAGCATGTATTCATCAATGTGACCCTGGGTTGCTGACTTGGTGGCCGCTACAAGTAGTGCGGCTTGAATCTCATTGATTGCGGCAAGTTTCGCTTCCAGCGTTGCCTTCGTATCGAGGTACTGAGATGCGGTCTCGAAATACAACATAGGGTAAAATTAGGGTTTTTCCGCAGGTTTCCCAATCACGGGCCTGGCGGTGCTGGCGAGGATGTTTTGACCTCCTCAATCTTAGCCTGGGTAATGTCAATGCTCAGGCTCCCTGGTGTGTAGGTTCCTCCTCCTGCAATGATCCCGGTCTGTATCTTCACCAACTCAGCCTGAAGCTGCGTGACCAACGCCTGAAGTCCGGTGTTCAGCGGAGCATACCTGACCACGTTGTCACTGTCACCGTTGATCAGGATAGTACCGTCATTCTTGAACCACCCGAATGCCTTCACATTCCCATCCTCATCCATACTGTAGAGCCGCAACTCACCGACATCAGCCTCCTGGGATTCGTTGACATAACCAATGATAACCCTGTCCTTGAATGATTGCGTGTCGGCTAGTATTGCCGCCAAGTCCTTGATTGGACCCGAGTCAATTCCAAATGGTGCGATCTGCTTGGCGGTCAGAATATCCTTAGTGGTGTTCCTTCGAACCTTGATGATCCTGCGCTGGATAGAATCCAGTGTTGCCTCGATGAACCTGGTTAACGTAATCATCAGTGCAAATTTATTCCC